CGAGCGTGCACCCTGAACCTGCTGGATAGGTGCATTCTCTTCCGCACCGGCAGGTATCTGAACCGGCACAGTTGCCGGCAGTCCTCCGGCAGTAGCTGTCACGTTGGCGTAGGCTGGCTGACTGGTCAGGGCGGCACTCACCGCGTTGGCGACGACATCCTTGGCGTTCTGCTGCTGCCTAGCCTGCATCCAGCCGTTGACGTCATCCTGAGTGGCGCCGGGTATTCTGTTCCAGAGTTCTTCGGCCGGAATGCCTAGCATCTGTGCAGCCTTGCCAAGCCCGTCGATGGTCGCACTGAAGGCCCGGGCACTGGTGTCGCGCCAGACTACCTCGCCGTTGAGGTCGTTCCAGCCCTCCTTGTCGCCAGAAGCTAGCGCGGCGAGCCGGAAGGTGTTACGCCACGGGTCGGTCAGGATAGACTGGAGTTCCTCCACCTTGCGGTCGAGCCCATCCCGCGCGGCGGCGAGAGCTTCTGCCGACATGTTGGCGATCTGACCCAGGAGGTGATACGGCGGCACCTGGGTGATGGTCGACATATGCCGGATCGCCGACTCGCGTATGTCAATATACGGGGTTAGGTTGGTTTCGCTGAACTCGCCGAACTTGGTCGTGGCATCCTCAGCCGACCAGACCCTGTCGACGCCAGGACGGAACGGGGTTGCCTCCCGGCCTTCCTCGTCTACTGGCGCCATGCCGGTAATCCAGCGCTGGCGGAACGCTGAGTACTGCTCTGCCATCATGGCGTTGAACGTGTCGAAGTTGATCTGGTCCTGGATCACCATGATCGGCTCAATCTCACCTGAGCAGTCTGTCTCGCCGTCTAGGTCGGCTTCATACAGGAAGCGGACGACCGGGCAGATTCCGAGTCCGTGGTAGCTGACTGGGTTCTGCCCGTTGAGAAGCGGGTCGGCGGGATCAGCGGGCTGGAAGTTGAACTGAGTAGCCGTGTCCTTGGCGCCAGCGTCGCTCATCATGATGTACCGCGCGGAGTCGTCGTAGACTGACACCATGATGCGCTGATCCAGCGGGCGCGACGGATTGCCTACCGTCTTCACCTCGACAGCGATCTGCGGCCACTCGTCGTCAATGTCGTCTCCGTACATGGCCGTCATCCGGCGAGGGCTGACGGGACGGATCACCGGCACGTCGTCAACCTCAAGCTCTTCATCCGTCGACAGCTGCCCGGGCAGCACGACGCAGTAGGCCGAGCCGTACTTGGTGACCGAGCGATGGACCCCGTGCTGACGGCTCACCATCCGGTTAGCGCGGAACGCATCCCAGGACGGCTCGCTCGTTCTGCTGCTGGCAGTCTCTACCGTAGTCGTGCCGGTTGGCTTGTATCCGTCCACATGGAGGTTCTCAGATATGACAGAGACAATGAGAGGCAGGAAATTGCGCTTCGACTTCTTCATGATCCAGCGATACTCAGAGTTCACTCCGCGCGGTGCATACGGCGGGTCCTGCTTGCCACGCAAGTAGTTGCTGATGCGCCTGAGCCTCTGCTGCTCGTTGACGCGTATCTGCATGATCTGTCCGGTTATCTGCGGCAGATCGCCCGGGTCTATGATCATGAGAAGCTCCAAACCCTGCGCTTGGTGTTTACCTGAGCGGCTTCCTTGCGTTCCTTGTATTTCTTGCTTGACAGAACCAGACGCCGTGCGTGCCGGGCGATAATCATGGCGACACAGCCGTCAATCTTGCGGTCTGACTTCGGCGCTTCCTTGGCGATGCTTACACCCCAGCGGTTCGGCCGTCTCCGCGCGTTGACTACATGACGGCCTAGGACGCTGTCTCCATCCTGGGCAAAGGCTGGCGGGTCACTCTCTATCTCGCCTAGCACCATTTCACACGCCTGGGTAAACTCCGCGACGTGCGAGCGCATGTCCCAGGCGACGGGCTGCGGATCGCGGCCACCCGGTACGGACCAGACATCTAGCTCGTAGCCGTCGTCGGTGAACAGAGCGCGCCAGCTAACCTTGGTGGACTCTTCCCACTCGTTGACGTCGGCAAAGAACGCGCATATGTGGAACCTGTCCTTGACAGCCTTCACTGCGGCGTCGACCTCTAGCACAGGTATCGGCTTCCTGCCGCCGTCCGTCTCCCAGATACCTAGGCTGAAGGTGAAGCCCGACTCGATGTGACAGCCTATGAGCGCGGTCGCGTCATTTGTGCGGGAGCCGTCAAACCCGACCGCGATGTCGTCGCCGTCCTCGATGTAGAATCCAGGGTTGGACATCCTCTGCCAGTTCTGCTGAGTCGTCCAGGCGTCCTCAGCGGCCTCAGGCCAGTTCAGGTAGTAACGCTTGCTGACGTCGAGCGGGGTACGCGGGCTGAGTATGCGGTCAACGATGTCCTCGCGGTCGACCCAGTATGCATCGCCGTACGCCTCATCGACCGCGCGCCGGATCGAGTCGTCGTCATCGAAGTCTGTATCCGGTGGCGCCTGCCGCGAGTCGTACAGGATTCTGCCCTTTCCGCGCAGGCGTCCTTCCTCTTGCGCGACCCACGCGTCAAATGTCGTCTCGGCTACGCTCTCCTGGCCCGGCTCCCAGGCGTTGCTCGTCTCCAGCAGACGTGATCCTGACTTGCCGACGTTGCGGTCGAGGACCTCCGCCAGGTCGATGCCGCCGTTGCTCTGGACGAAGCTCTCCGTCTGGTCCAGGATGCCGAAAGTGACGAGCGCGCCCTCTTCTGTGACCGGGGAACTGGTGATCACCATGAGCTGGCCGCCGCCCGGAGTGTGGAAGACCGTCTTGCCAGTCTCCACGGCGTAGTCCTGGCGGATACGGGACTTTGGCGGCAGGAGCGCGCGGACCATGCGCATGGTGTTGACGTTTGCCTGGTCATGTGACGTGGCGGCGATCTGGACGAGAGGCATACCGACCTTGCGGCCGACGCAACCGCCGAGCACGCGTGGGTCGAAGTCCTTGAGCCTGACGGGCGCTAGCAGCTCGATAAGAGCCAGCACCGCGGCGAATGGTGACTTACCCGCGCCCTTGGGATAGCGGCGCACTCCATGGTTGTAAATCCAGCGACCGTTCTGGTCGAGCGCGTACCACCACAGGATGAACCGGACCTGGCTCTCTATGAACTCCCAGCGCTGGCCTACGTAGTCGCCATCCGGCTGACGAAGGTACTTGCTGGCCCAGTGTATGGCCTCCCAGCCCAGAGTCAGTTCAGGCACGCCGTCCGGTATCGTAATCATCCGGTCGCGCGGAGCTACCATGCTCTGAGCCGGCTGCCTAGGCCGTGTACTAGGCAGCGTCTGTGTCATGCGGGCTTGTTTTCCTCCACCCTGGATAGCCGGTCACGGAGTAGGTAACCCTCCAGCTCCCAGATTTTGTCCCGCGCTTCGGCACGGGCAATCTCCCGGCCGATCTGCTCGTCAAAGTTCTCCGGGCTCGCTGCCGCCGAGCTGCCGATGACGACGAAGCCGTTAGCCAGGGTCAGAGCGCAGACGGTCAGCGTCGTGCCGGGAAACACATAGTACTGCTCCCGGCCGATCAGATCGTCTATGTCGGCAGGAGTTACGCGTGGAGCTTCTAGGCCCTTGTCGCGCACGGCCTGCTCGATACGCTCCTCATTGAAGGCGCTCATGGCAGGCTGTTGATGTTGGTGGCGATCGGTGCTCCGCCAGTGCCGAGTCCGATGACGTTAACCCGGGCGTAACGCTGCCGGTGGTCAGCTCTGGAGTAGCCCCAGCCATCGCCGGTGACGCGAGCCACCTCGGTATAGGTCGTATTGTCCGGGCTCGTCTCCAGTGCTACGACGCTGTCTGGCGCGTTGCTTACTACGCGGAGGTTGAACTGTCGGAAGGTGTTGCCTGCTCCCGCGTCCATTCTGCCGGCCGCTGCTCCTGTCGCCGAGTGCGCACCGTTGAGATAGTTGGTCATGATCCCTCCTGCTGGGATGCTCGTGCTTGCTAGGACTAGGACGGCCAGGCTGCCCTGGTGTGCTGGTTCGGATGTTCCAGGGTGTAATCTCCGCGCTCGTCGGCCGGGACCACCGTCTTGTTGTCCGTGTCGACTACGTACGGCATGAGGTGGCCGTCGCCGTCTGGAGCCCAGGCCACGATCAGCTCGCGCTTGCCATCCTCCCAGACGATCATCCAGCCGGTCTGATTGTCTAGCATGTCGGCACCGCCTCAACCTTCGCCCGGAAGCCCTGCTGCTCCCGTGTCGCCTTTTGGCCCCTGCGGACCCTGCGGCCCTGCTGGTCCGGTCGATCCTGGAGGGCCTGCCGGTCCTGCCGGTCCTTGCGGGCCAGTTTCGCCGGGCGGTCCCTGTGGGCCCTCTGGCCCGACTGGTCCTTCTGACATCTAGTCCTCCACCGCGTGTAGTCTACCCTGCCATCCGAGGATGGCGCTGTCTGCTGCGTCCTCGTCCTCGTCGTCTGGCTCGACGTCAGCCAGTTCGATGCGGGACTTCTTGCGGTCGATGACCGTACAGCCTAGGCGCTCGCTGAGCTTGACGAACTGAGCAAGGATGCTAGCGCTGTACGTCCTGAGGAAGACGTTGTACGCCTCAGCCGCAGCAACCGCGGTGGCCCAGTCGCTGGCCTCAAAGAAGTCTGACTGCCCGGACAGAGCCAGAGAATTGAACCAGCTCCGCACTGTCGGCTTCCAGTTTGGGTTGGCCTTCGGTATGGCGATGCCGTCGCGCTTGGAGTGGCCCTTGGCGATGGTCAGGAATCGCGGGTCGTCCTGAAACCCTGCTGCGGCTCCGGTTCGTTCTTCTGGCTTCTTCTTTGGGGCTGCCATAATCCCTCCTTGTGGATGCGAGGTATTCTACCCTAGGACCATGGCTGCAGGGAAGCCCCAAGCGCACGCGCGCGCGATAGCTCCGCGCGGTCGCGCTATACGACCATCTGTAGATAGCGGCACCCGACCATCGTACCATCTGCATTGCGCACCTCTATGAACGGCGCTAGTAGATCACCCCTGTGAACTGCCAGAGCTACGACTAGTGACACGATGAGGTATGTGTCTGGTTGCTTGGGCGGCAGATCATGAGCGTGACCGTACTCCACCAACTCGTAGGAAGCCCCGTACTGCATTTGTGTTCCTAGTTCGATGGTGGCAAGTCTGACAACCGTGCCGGATGGAGGGATTACTTCTACTGGTCCCTCTTCCAGTGTGTTATTGCGGTAGATTGCTACTGGATGGGGCGTCATGTTGATCAGAGTCATAATCTCTATATCACCCGGTTCTTGATATGCCCGGCATGTACAGCCGTGTCGATATAGAGCTGGTATCCTGCCAGGGCCGCTCGCTTACAGAATGTGAAGTCCTCGCCGAACATCTCATTGCCGATTGGCTCATGCTGGAACCATCTGAATGGTGGCCTGCCTGGAATGTCCTCGAACACGTTCCTGTGAACCAGCAGGCAACCCGCGCCTGTGCCGTCTGACTTGACGAGGTCGCCTGGCGTGAATGTGGTGTCTACCTGGAAGATGCCTAGGCCGCCGAC